AAATTCGTTCTATGAAGAATGGATTCCCCACACAACATATTCTTCCTTTCTCTGAAATTGTATTATCTCCTGATGATATCACTACATCAAGTGATGGATCTGTTGCTACTACTGTTGAGTTTAAAGCACCTGTTTATTGTGAGGGTGGTCAAGAGTATGCTATGGCTTTAGCATCCAACTCAACCAAATATAGCGTATACATTTCACGTATTGGTGAGCAGGATTTACTTACTCAAACTTACATATCTAACCAACCTTATTTGGGATCTTTATTTAAATCTCAAAACGCTTCTACATGGGAAGCAAGTCAGTGGGAAGATTTAAAATTCACTCTTTATAGAGCAGACTTTGTGGATGAAGGAACTGTAGAATTCTATAATCCAAAATTAACTAAAGGAAATAAGCAAATTCCTAAATTAATGCCTAATCCTTTAGAATTTGTATCTAAAGAAATAAGAGTTGGACTTGGTACTACTACAGCAGATTCTACACTAGAATTTGGTAATACTGTTTATCAGATGGGAACTCTTGCAACTGGTAATTTAGCGGGAGTAGCAGGTACTGCAGCTGGTCCTGCTTTAAATGTTATTAATGCTGGTCTCGGTTATTCACCAATTGACGGAACAATGACCTTTAGTGGGGTTAATCTTGTTACCATTACTGGTAGTGGGTACGGAGCGCAAGCAGATATCTTTGTCTCTAGTGGATCTGTAGGTGTTGCTACTGTCGTAACTGGTGGTAGTGGGTATCAGGTTGGAGATGTTGTCGGATTTACAACTCTTGGACTTAACTCTGTTGGACGTGGAGCAAGATTATCAATTGTTTCTATTGGTAATACAAGCGAACTAGTTCTTGATAGTGTTCAGGGTAATTTCGTTACAGGAACTGCAAATACTATGATGTATGTTCAGAGTGACGGAACAGTAAGAGAATTAAATTATGAGCATGGTGGAGATGTGCAAATATCTTCTACTTACGGTATTAGAGGAGTTACTGGTCAGGATGGTTTACATGTTAAGGTAAATCATAAGAATCATGGAATGTATTTCTCTGATAACTCTGTTGAGATTTCTGGTGTAGAAACTGATGTAATACCAACCAAACTAGCTGTTGCATATAATCTTGGAGATACAGGATCTATATCTGTAGAAGATGCATCAGAATTCTCTACATTTGAGAATGTTGGTGTGGGTACTACTAATACTGGTTTCTTACGTATAGGTCAAGAAATTATTGAGTATACTGAAGTTTCTGGTAATATAATTGGTGGTAATATTGTAAGATCTCAATCTGTAGTTGGTAGTGGTCCTGCCGTATCCTATGATGTAGGTACACCAGTTTATAAGTATGAAGTTGGTGGAGTTAATTTGGCACGAGTTAATAAAACTCATGCTTTATCTGACGTAACTCTAACAGACGCAATTGACTTTGATTCATATCATGTAAAATTAGATATGTCTACTAAGTTTGATGCAAACGAAGCAAATGATGATAGAAGTAATGATACTGGATATCCTCAGTTATTTGTAAACAACAATAAATCTGCTGGTGGATATAATGCATATGCTTCTCAGAATATTGCTTTTGAGTTAGTTACTCCTCAAGTTCATTCTATGACTTGTCAAGGAACTGCTCTTACAGGAGAACTCAGAACTACTACTTCTAAGAGTATGAGTGGAACTGAAATTCCATGGATCAATAATGGTTTCGAGGCAATTGCACTTAATGAAACAAATTACTTAACCACTCCTCGCTTAATTGCTTCTAAAGTAAATGAGGATGCTAAATTGACTACTGTTGCTGGAAGTAAATCTATGCAAATGAGATTATTCCTCAATACTGTTGATAGTCGTGTAAGTCCTGTACTTGATTCTCAAAGGATTAATACTATTTTGACTAACAATAGAGTTAATAAGGTTATTGATAATTATGCTACAGATGATAGAGCGAATTCAGCATTTACTGATCCATCTGCTTTCCAGTATATTTCTAAAGAAATTAATTTAGAAAATAATGCAACTTCATTAAAAATAATTTTAGATGCTCATATACATCAAAATGCTGATGTTAGAGCCTTCTATGCGATCAGTGATCGTCCAGGTATGGAACCAATCTTTACTCCTTTCCCAGGATATAAGAATTTAAATTCTAGAGGACAAATTATTCAACCAGAGAATAGTGATGGTAGTTCTGATAAATTAGTTGAGAAGTCAAATGACTATGGATTTGATGCTACTACAGCACATTTCCGTGAATATACATTTACAGAAGATGACTTGCCCTCATTTACATCATATAGAATCAAACTTGTAATGACATCTACTAGTCAGGTATATGTACCAAGACTAAGAGATTTGAGAGTTATTGCTTTAGCATAATATGGATTACTATAAGATTGATGGAAATAAAGATTTAGCAAGAGATCCAGATACTGGATCCATTGTTAATGTGAATAATTTAGAATATCAACAATATGTTTCTGTGAGAGAATCAAAAAAAGTGAAAAATGAATCTGTTGAGAAAGATCTTGCTAATTTAAAAAGTGAAATGAACGAAATAAAATCTTTACTTAAGGAGTTAGTAAATGGCCACTAAAAAGATAACATTTGATCCAGATGCAGGTGTACCTGTTGCATCAAATTTAACAATCTATACTGGGGCCGATTTTAATGCTACCTTTGATGTTTATAATGTATCAAATTCAGCGTATAGTCTCGCTAACGGAGGATTTACTACTGATTGGAGTGGTTCGGCACAAATACAAAAAAGTGCTGGTGTAGCGGCAACAACGACCCCCTCAGCGACCTTTACTGTAGGGGTTACTACCGCAGGTAAGATTACATTAGCATTAGGTTCTACTGATACTGATAGTCTTTCTCAAGGAAGATATCTTTATAATGTTTTAGTTAGTAGTGGAGCAACAATCTATAATATGATAGACGGAAATATTCTTGTCTATACAGGCATTGCGTCTTCACCATAAATATAACAAGGGGCAATTGTGTAAATGGCAACACCATCAAGTAGATCAGAATTAGCAGATTATTGTAAACGACAACTGGGTGCTCCAGTGTTGGAAATTAATATTGCCGATGAGCAAGTAGAAGATATAATGGATGATGCTATCCAGTTTTTCCAAGAAAGGCATTTTGATGGAGTTAGTCAGTCATTTTTAAAATATAAAATATCACAAGATGATATTGACAGAGGAAAAGCAAATATGAGGGGTACAAGTGGTGATAAGACCACTGGTATCACAACTGAAACAGCTACAACAGAAATTGTTGGAGTATCTACAACTTTTACTTTCTACGAAAATAGTAATTACTTGCAAGTTCCTCCAGAGATTATTGGAGTAACAAAGATATTTCATTATGATGGTGCTAACACTATTACTAACAATATGTTTAGTGTTAAGTATCAGTTATTCTTAAATGACATATATTTCTGGGGTGCGACAGAAATGTTGACTTATGCAATGACTAAAACTTATCTTGAGGATATTAATTTCTTATTGACAACTCAAAAACAGATAAGATTTAATCAGAGGATGGATAGATTGTATCTTGATATTGATTGGGGTGGTGTAACCGTTGGTGATTATTTTGTTATTGATTGTTTTAGAGCATTAAACCCTGCAGATTATGCAAGAGTATATAATGATTCTTTCCTCAAAAGATATACAGTTGCGTTAATGAAACGTCAATGGGGACAAAATTTATTAAAATTCCAAGGAGTTAAGTTACCTGGCGGTGTAGAACTGAATGGAAGACAAATCTATGATGATGCACAAAAGGATTTAGAAATCATCAGAGAGCAGATGTCTAACATGTATGAAATGCCACCTCTAGACATGATAGGATAGAGTTATGGTACTTAATCCTTTCTTTCAGCAAGGTGCTAAATCTGAACAAAGTTTAGTCCAAAGTCTTATCAACGAACAGTTGAAGATGTATGGTGTTGAGGTGCATTATTTACCTCGCAAATATATGACAGAGAAAACTGTTTTAAGAGAGGTAGTACAATCTAAGTTTGATGATGCATATCCATTAGAAGCTTATGTGGATACATTTGATGGATATGGAGAAAACCCAGTAATATTATCTAAGTTTGGTATAGAACAGAAGAACGAAATAACTCTT